ATCATCTGAAACTAGACAAGACTCAGAATTAGGTAGTGGTGCAAAGACAAGACACGGAAGTATAGATTTTTTAATCTTAGGTTTTGTTAAAGGTGCTGAGTCTAATATAGATACAGCAAGAAATGAATTAATCACGGCTATTGAAACTGCCGTAGAAACAGATATTACTAGAAATGGTAATGCATTAGATACAATGGTTATATCTTGTGAAACTGATGAGGGTAGTTTGTTTCCTGTTGGTGGAATCAGAATGACTATTAGATGTATGTACGAATATCAATCAGGAACACCATAATAGGAGAAACCAATGAGCAAACACTTAGACAAAATAGAAAAGAAAATAGAACAAATTGAAAAACATCACGATAAAGCATCTATGTTATGTGAGGAAATCAAAGATTTAATAGCAGAATTACAAGAAACTTCTTTAGAAGAAGATAATGATAATTACGAGGAACTAGACGAAGATTTAGACGAAGAATTTGATGACGAAGATGAAGTCATTGATGACGAAGAATAAATCTGTTATATAGAATAATGGCTAAAGATATTAAGTTATATAAAGACGGATATGAAGTTATTATTAACGAAAATAATCTTGCTCACTATTTAAAACTTGGATATAAGCAAGAAATCCAAGAGAACAAAGTAGAAACAAAACAAGAAACAAATATAGAATATAAGGAGAACAAATATGGCAACTCATCACGGAAAAGAGGGAGTCGTAAAAACTGGGGCTAATATAACTGGAGAAGTTACTTCATTTACATTAGAAACATCAGCAGACGTTGTAGAAGATACAGCTTTAAGCGATTCAGCAAAAACATTTTTAGCTGGAAGAACATCATTTAGTGGCACAATCGAGTGTAACTTTGATGAAACTGATACTTCACAAGAAGAATGTACTGTTGGTTCTAGTTTAACTTTTACACTTCTTCCTGAGGGAAATGCTAGTGGAGATGCTTCGTATTCAGGAACAGGAATTGTTACTGGTATGAGTATATCTAATCCCCTTGATGGAGTAATTACAAGATCAATTACTTTTCAAGGAACTGGTGCATTAACTGTAGCAACTGTATAATAGTTATATATGAAAGTAATAGACCGAGTTAAAACTCATTTTGAAAGTCTAGCTACATTAACTATTGAAGTGGAAGAATGGAAAGATGAAAATGGTAAAGCATCAATCTTTTATTCTGAACCTTTAACATTGGAAGAAAAAAATAAACTCTTTCAAAAATCAGCCAACCTACAAGACTTAACTGTTCTTGTAGATTTATTAATTATGAAGCTGATGGTTAAAAATGAAAAAGGCGAATTAGTTAAAGCATTTGAAGTTGAAGATAAGTTTGCATTAAGAAAAAAAGCAGACTCAAATGTTATAGCAACAGTTGCTAATAGGATTCTCTTAGACACTTCATACGAAGAAGCTGAAAAAAAGTAGATAGCGACCCACAAATAGTTTCAGTTCTTGTGGTCGCTGAACGACTTAAAATCACAATCCAAGAAGTCTTAGATATGCCAATGAGCCATTTTAATCTTTGGTTAGCTTACTTGAAAAAAGAGCAAGATGAGTATAAAACTCAAAAGAAGCTGTCAGAAGCAAAAAGGATTAAATAATGGATCAAAAGTTACTAATAAATATTCTAGTTAATGATAAATCAAAAGAAGCATTTAGCAGACTAGATAAAAATTTATCTAAACTTCGAAGTTCTATATTTAATCTTAAAAATGCTTTTCTTGGTTTTGGTGCTGGTGTTGTTATCAAAGGTTTTGTTGATGCTGGTATTCAAATAGAAAATCTTGGAGTACAATTAACAGCATTATTTGGTTCAGCAAAAGCTGGTCAAAAAGCATTACAAGAAGTAACAAAATATGCAATCAAAACTCCATTTGAATTAAAGAATATTCAACAAGGTATCACATCATTAGCAGTAGTTAGAAAAAAAGCAGAAGAAGCTGGTATCTCATTTGAGGAATTATTAAAGATTACAGGTAACACAGCAACATTATTAGGAAACGATTTTGCTTTAGCATCATTACAAGTACAAAGGTCTTTATCTGCTGGTATAGCAAGTGCTGAGTTATTTAGAGAACGTGGTGTTACAGCTATGGCTGGATTTACTGCTGGAGCTAGAACAACAGCATTAGAGTCAGCTAAAGCATTAAAGAGAACATTTGGAACTGGTGGAGAGTTTGGAAAATTAACAGATGAATTATCTAAAACAGTTGCGGGTACTATTTCTAACATTAAAGACTCATTCTTTACATTTCAAGTTGCGGTATCTGAGGGAATGTTTGGTGCATTAAAAAGTCAATTAGGAGACTTACAAGGTTTTATTGTTAAAAATGAAACACAAATTAAACAATTTGGAAGAAACATAGGAGAGGGTTTAGCTAAAGTAATTGTTAAATTAGGCGAAGCTGTTGTATTTGCTAGAGATCATTTTGAGTCTTTAAAACAAGTTCTTATTGCTATTGTTCTTATTAAAATAAGTTCTTTCTTTTTAACTTTAGGTTCTGTTCTTTTAGATTTAACTAAAGTAGTAAGAGGTTTAACTGTTGCTATGTTAGCTAATCCAGCATTTGCAACTGCTGGTCTAATTGTTACAGGAATAGGATTAATTACAAGTGCAATTCTTTCAGCTAAAGATGCAACAGATGCTTGGGCTAATTCATTAGAAGAAATAGATTTAACAGAATTTATTGATCAAAAAATACCTAAAAAAATATTAAAAGATACAGACAGCTTTGGTTTTAATGTTTTAAAAAATCCTGAGTTAAGACAATTTAATAAAAGAAAAAGTATATTAGATGGTTTTGCTGGGTCTCCTGAATTGTTTGGTACAGGAAGAAATGAACTTACTCCATATGAAAAGATTAAACAAACATTTTCAGAAATGAATAAAAAAGAATTAAAAGATTTTCAAGATAAACTTAAAGACATACATAAAACTATTGCTGAGGGTTTAAATCAAGGAATAAAAGATTTCTCACAAGGATTTGCAGAAGCAGTAGTATTAGGTAAATCTTTAGGAGATACACTTAAAAACATAGGACAAAATTTATTAGTTAAAATGTTATCTGTTCTTATTGAAGTTTTAATGAGAAAAAGTGCTGAGTATCTTTTAGAAACTCAAATATTTGCTGTCTTGTTTCAAAAATTACAAATAGAAAGATTAATTACAAAAGAAAAACAAGCACAACAAAAAGCATCTCAATCACAAGGTAAAAGTGGTGGTGGTGGAGATTTACAAACTGCAATTCAAATAGCTTCATTATTTAGTGGTGGTGGATTTGCACAAGGTGGAACTGTATCTAAAGGACAACCAATTTTAGTTGGAGAACGTGGTGCAGAATTATTTGTACCAAACCAAACAGGACAGATAACTCAAAACGCAAGAGGTACATCTACTGGACAACCAGTATCAGTTAATTTTAATATCAATACTTTAGACGCAAGAGGATTTGATGAGTTATTAGTTAGAAATAGAGGAACTATAACTCAGATAATAAACTCAGCAGTAAATGAGAGAGGGGCTAAAAGTTTAATCTAATATGTCAGGTTCATTTCCAATATCATCTGCAAAATTTCAAGCATTTAATGTTAAATCTATTCAAGACACAATTTTGTCAAAATCTGTAAGTGGTAAGAAACTTGCTAGACAAATAGATGGTCAAAGATGGGGTTTTACAGCTAGAATAATCACAGCTAAACGATCTGATGTTTATGGCGAACTTATGGCATTTATCGTTAAGCAAAGATCAGGCAAAGAAAATTTTACAATCATTCCGCCTGAAATGGAAGATGCTAGAGGAACAGCATCAGGAACACCACACGGAACAGCTAGTGCTGGTGCTACATCAATAACATTAGGTGGCACAGGAACAGGAACTTTAAAAGCTGGAGATTTTATTAAATTTGCTAATCACGATAAAGTTTATATGGTTGTTGCAGATCAATCAGATATTTCAACTGGAACTTTAACGATTGAACCACCATTAACAACAGCAGTTTCTTCATCTGATATAACTTATGATAATGTTCCTTTTACAGTTTATCTAACAAATGATATACAAGAGTTTGGAGTAGTTGGTAATGACAAAGATGGTAATTTGTTATATCAATTCGAGATTGATTTAGAAGAAGCATTATAGAATGAAATATCTTGTTAAACATTGGGTCTCGGTTGATGTTCTTGCCGAAGAATTAGTTGATGAAAAAGATATAAACGTCAAACTAAATGATTTAGGCAAATATGAAGAACCTACTGAAAATGCAACTATTAAAGTTTTAAACTATAAAGTAATTAGGAGAACTTACGAAGATGACCCGAAGTCTAACGACAGCAGTAAAGAACGAATTAGCAACAAATGATATTCGACCAATCCACCTTATACATATTGGCTTTAGCACTCCTGTTTATTTTACTGATTGCTCATTCCAATTAACATCATCAGTATCAGGTTCAAGCATTACATATAATCCATCAGATTTTTATTTTGGTGTTTCTAACTTTACAGAAGAAGTTGATATTACTAAATCAACAATGGCATTATCTTTATCAGGTGCAGATCAAACTTTTATCTCAACAATATTAAATGAACCAGTAATCAATGATGAAGTGATAGTTTATAGAGGTTTATTAGACGACAATAATGCAATCATAGCAGACCCATTTTTATTATACAAAGGAAACATTGAAAACTTTGCTATTGGAGAAACAAGAAATGAAAGCATAGTTACTTTAACAATCGTATCTCATTGGGCAGACTTTGAAAAAAAGAACGGCAGAAAAACAAACAATACATCTCAACAAAGATTCTTTAGTACAGATGTTGGTATGGATTTCTCATCTCAAACAGTATTAGACATTAAGTGGGGTAGAGCATAATGGGTTGGGGTAGTATAATAAAAGCTGTATCATCAGTTTCTAATTTTTTTAAGAACATAAATCCAGTTGTTGCTTTAGTTGCTACACTTGCAATCTCTTGGATATTCAGACCAAAAGTTCCTGACATTCCTGACTTTGGCGATAACTACCAAGACAATTTTGAAAAAGGATTACTAATAAACAAACAATCAAATGACGCATCAATTCCAGTTGTTTATGGGGAAAGATTAGTAGGTGGTACAAGAGTATTCGTAGAAACATCAGGTACAGATAACACCTATTTATATATCGCCTTAGTATTAGCTGAGGGAGAGATAAACGATATAACTGAAATAAGAATAGACGATAAAGTAGTTACTTGGTCAGCAGATTTAGCAGACAATACACAAGTTACAGTTAATAGTTCAGATACAAACTTTTATAAAAATTCTGAAAGTTTAATTACAGTAGAACCACATTATGGAACTGATGGTCAATCAGCTTCAAGTTTATTATCTACATTAGATAGCTGGGGT